CTGTCAAAATTTTGTTATTATAATCAATATAAATACTATATCCATCTCTACCGCAAAAAGTTAGCAAGTTTTTTTCTAATGATACCTTTGTATAAGGTAGCTGCTTGTTATAAATAGCCAAAATTTTAAAACGTCTTTCTTCTAACGTTTCTGTTTTCTTTGGTTCTATTTTTAACATTTTTTCATATCGTTCTAAACCCTTTTCTGTTGTAGAAATAAATTGATCCTTATATAAGTTCTCAACCGCTGTTGAAATTTCATAATTCTCTTTATCATAGCAACTTGTAATCACTTTAAATTCTTTTAAATCTTTTAAAACCTCCGGTATATAATCAATCGTTTGCATGTATCTCCCCTTTAATTGGTATCTGGTTACTCTTTAGGACAAGATTATTTGATGTTCCATTTAAAGTAGTGTTTGTAATATCTAGTACCCCTGTCACATCTAAGATCTTTGCTTCTAATTGTGCAATGCGAACAATTATATTATCCGTATTTTCCCAACTCAAAGACAATGACAATAAATAATTATCAATCGTCGTGTTGATATAGTCAGAAACATCTTGCCATGTATACCCTGTGTCATATGTCAATGTTGCATCTATATTAATTTTCACCCCATCAACCCCTTGAATCGAAACGACATGTCCAATTGGAGCTAATCCAAGTCCGTCTCCTTCTTGCGTAGGATCAATGATTTCTTGCACAGTATTTATTAATACATCGCTTGGTACCCCATAATTGCTATCTGTTATTTGAACAATCACATTCGATGTATTCGATGATATTCTAGAAACCTTAACACCGCCAATTCCGCTGATTGCTTTTACCTTTTCTATGTAATCAGCTCGATTCCCACCAAATGCTACGCTATTGTAGCTATTAAAATATCTTTCTCTAAATTCTTCTGTTTCTTCTTCGTCTTCACCAGTAATTAAAACTTCTGTTAATTTCGAACATGATAACTCTTCTATATATTCAAGTGATATTAAATCGCCTGTTTTTTTGTTTCCAATCGCCCCAACTGTTTCACATTGCATTTTGTATATACAAGTATTTATTCGCTCTATGGCAACATAATTCAATTCACCTAGAGAAAAACGAGATCCAATCGGGATATCAACATTAAACTCACCTTTTAAGATTGCATATGTTGCTTTTTTAGGCTCAATTCCTCTTTCTTTTGCTCTTAAAATTAATTCTTCGCGTGGTGCGGTATCGGCAAAAGTGTTGTCATATACTGTATCAATAGCGATATAGGCTTCGGCTAACTCCCAAGCTTCGGCGGCTAAAACTGTATATAACAAACTGCCTTCGCTTGTGTCAACACTAGAATCTATATTTTCTACACGTTGAATCATTCTTTCTAATAAAAACTCAAATGAATATTCACTAAACATTTAAACTTATCACCTCGTTTCCGTACAGTGTCTTAACTGTGAACCTTATTGTTAATTTGTCATTATCAAGTTTAATATCAAAATTCGATACATCGTTAATGTGTTGATTCATAAGTAAACATTCACTTATCATTCTAGGTATTTCAGTTTCTAGATATTCAATCGAATAGCTTTTTCCTATCAGATCTTCCAATTCATTTCCAAAATCCCATGAAAATATGAGATTTCTATATCTATGCACCCGTAATGCAATATATATCCACACCTTTATTGCTTCTAATCCTACTACCTTTTTACCTGTTAACTGCCCCGTTACGAAATCTATTTCGTACTCGCAAGGTTCTTTTTCTTCATCTATTACAGCATCTTCTTCAACTTCAAGCTCAAAAGGAAAGCTCATAATCTCTTCACCCTTTCCATTATTACATACTGCTCATCATTTATCTTAGCGACTAATACCGTATCCCCCTCCTTCAGATCTGTTATACAATCGTTTTTCAATAAATCTTCTTTATCTAGAGCTAATTCATTTATATGAAGCGTGGTTGAAGTATCCATAGTAGCAAGGTATATTTCTTGTCTGCTTTCATTCAACTTGCTTATACATGCAATCATTTTTTCATATCCTTTATCACTCATCAGTTTACCCAACACTTTCCGCATTCACCTTTTCCACGTTTTGCAGCGTCTTTCTTCGTTACCTCTACTGGTTCAATCATTCCAGAACAAGACTTATTGCTATGATATTTTTTACTAGCAGAGGTAATATATACAATCGTATTGTCTGTTACCTTTTTTCTTGATTTTTTCTTCGTTCTTGTTTTTTTCTTCACAGTACCATCTTCAATCTCTTGAATATCCATGAGATTTTTAAATGTCAAATCAAGCGTCATTGTATGCACTCCATTTTCCCATGTATGACTATCTCCATCTATCCAAAAAACTCCCGTAAGTCCGCTAATCGAATCCTTAATCTTAACACCGTATCCACTGATACATTCGATATTCCCTAAAGCTTCTACGGAAGCCTCTTTGTCAATATCTTGCAGCATGTTTTTAGCTGCTGTATATTCGTTGACACCCTCTTCTTTTGAATAAACGTCTTGAAATATTCCGAATTTATCTATGTTTGTTTTGCTAACAACTTCTCCTATTTGTTTTCCTTTATCATTAAAAATTCTAACTTTATTTACCATGTTTTCTAATGATTCACTATAGGAGCTACTCGTTATATTTACTTTGTCTTCCAGCACGAAGTTCTCAACAATCTCACCCTTTTCAACTACAGACAATTTTTTACCAATCATTAAAGGCATATATTTTTTCCCAGATGCTTTATATGCTTTTGTATAAGCTTTCATTAAAATTGTATAATATGAATCTCCATCAATTAGTAATTTGCTGATATTAACTTTCGTTTCAACAATATTAGTTGTGTCTAGTTTCAAATCGGCACATATCTTTTTCGTAATACGTTCTGGTGTCGTGTTTTTAAATGGATATGTGCCATTACTTTTACAGAGTCTGTTTAATTCATCATAGCATGAATAGCTTACTGTTCCCTGTTCAGAAAGCCGCTCTCTAGTATAAACCATTGCGTTTATTAACAGTTTATTGTTATCACTATAAAAAATTATTCTATCGCCAATGTTAATGTTGATACTAGATAAATTTTTATCAATAGGAGTATACAAAACACCTATCTCTAATTGTCTGCTTGCTTGGTTAACACTTCCGCTCCATGTAATAGTTGTAATAAAATTAGTAATATCTTTCTTTTGATTATTTTTATCCCAAACTATTTTCATATCTTAATCACCAACTTTTGACCAACTTTTATTTTATTAGGATTTCCACCAATAAGATCTTTATTTTGATTGTATATTGCCCTCCAATTACTAGCTGTTCCAGTCATTTTTTTTGCTATACAGCTTAGTGTATCCCCCTTTTTTACTATGTAAGTTGATGATTTTACTTTCTTGCTTTCTCTTTTTGTTGTTTTCTGTGTTACTTTCTTTGTACTTTTATCAGTAGTCTTTTTATTCTTTGTTTCCTTTACTTTCGGTATTCTATATTCTTTTAATGATAGTGAAAAATAAACATCTCCCGAACTATCCTGTTCACTATATGAAAACTCTTCTATAGTCATCAAAAGGTTTATACTTCCAGTCACAATGTATCTTATAGGATTATTCATCCAGCTTTTTATTAATTTAATACAATCCTTTGGGTAAGGAAAATTTTTATATTGTACAAATCCATATTTCTGTTTTGGAAAAAACGTATCCAAACTTGCTGTTGCTAAATTTCTTTTTCCTATTATGTTAATAGTTCCAAAGTTTGATATATTTGCTTCTGTGTTATTATGACTATAGCTTAATTCATATGACGTCGGAAGAACTGGCAATCTTAGTTCCTCCTCTCCTTGTTTTAACCATATTTCCATTATGCTAAGACCGCCCCTCCATTTCCTATAATCTTTTCGAATTTATTAGCTATTTTTTCTACGATTTCATCTATGTCTTTATCATTCCTAACTTCGATTTTTTCAGCTAGTTTGTTTATATTAATTACACTACTTCCACCGGAAGATGCCTTTTTTCCATCTTGGTATGCCATTTGCAATGATTTGTCGTGTGGATATACTCTTGAACCTCTTGGCAAATCTACCACTTCTGCCCCTTTATCATGGATCATTGCTGTACCACCCTTCCAATTCCTTGTACCTGTATACAACATTGGTATAGTTGGAACATTAATTCCAAATTCTTTTCCACCAAGAACAGGTACCCATTTCGGAATCTTTATATGAAGTTTATTGATTCCGTTAATGGCTGCATTAATAATTCCTATAACTGCATTGATTGGTGTTTTGACAAGCCCTACTAAAGCACTGAACACTCCGCCAAATATATTTTTTATGCCGCCCCAAGCCTTAGTCCAATTACCAGTAAAAACCCCTGTAACAAAACTTATAATTCCATCAAGAATGGTAACAAGCCCTGCTATAATATCCGCAATACCCTTTACAGCTCCACTAACAATACCACTAACAACGAGAAATGCAGCCTTAATTATCGAAACAAAAGCATTTTTAAAAAAGTTGCAAACTGGTTTTAATGCCGTAATAATTTTTCCAAAAAGTACTTTTAAATTACTAACTATATTTCCTATTTTATT